TAGGAGGGGGAATTAGCCAATCGGCGGGAGACGCCCCAGTGACTATAGGACACTAGCAGAATGCTAGGGATTGTCAACCCCTATGTCATAATAAAGGTAATTATCATGAATGATGAAACGTTCGCCGTCGATTGTTTCGCATTCACTTTCGTAATTCCTCAAATCTCGTATGTGTTTGACTTTCATTCCATGATATTTATTACGAGGGGCACGAACATAAAAGAATGTGTCGCTCATTTTCATTGCTCCCTTAGCGGTTGGAACAATCACTGTATAGTAAATTCAAATTCGCTTGTCAAATGAAAATTTGGGGAGTGCGGTTTAGCTATGCTTCCCTCGCACTCCCCGACCCTCACTAGGTTTATTCCTAGCTGCTGTCGCACTGTCTCTGTGCGCCACTCCTAACCGCTTAGACGTTACGGTTAGTCGTAGGGTCGTTTCAAAGCGTTACGCCACCCGACACAACGGACTTGCCAGCGAATGCATCCTTAACCCGCTTCACACTATCGTCAAGCGCCGTCTCGATTGCCTTCACTTGATCGCTGGTATATTCATACGTCGCCTTGTTGGCAAGCGCTTCCATCAGACCAATTGCCTTAATCGCATTGTTAATGCGCGTCGTGCCAATTCGCTTGAAAGCCTGTGCCTTCGTTTCATTAGCCGGTGCGGCTGTTCTTCCTGCCATTGTCTTAATTCCTTCTATTTGTAAAACCAATCCGGTAAGTTATCGTCTAGATAGTCTCACCATTCAATTTCGGCGGCTGGGTCACGCGGACGGGCTTCAAACGCATACAGCGCAACGTTTCCACCGCTTTCCGTATCGACACCCGACCAAATTAGCTTGGTCAATTTTTCCATTGAAGTTGAGCCGTCTTGCCGTTCAACCGGGACTTCGCGCCCAAGAAACTTGGCCGCATTTGGACCGGCAACACGGATAAGATAGCCGCCCTTCTTCTTGTCGCTTGAATAAGTTGCCTTATGTGAAGGCTTCTTTTCTGCCATTGGGTTTGACCCCTTACATAAACCGTTAGCGGAATTGCTTAGCGGTATGGGTCAATGTAAAGTGTCAAAATTGAATGTCAAGCCTAAAAACCGAAGAATTTGCCAATGAAATTGACCAAATTTGAGACATGCGGATTTGTGATGCCCCATGCCGTAACCGCGCCGCATCCGAATTTGAGTGCGGTTCGCCAATGCTTTGTTGCCACTCCGGCAACCTTGTTAGCACCATCAACCCATATAAGAATACGGTCCAGCTTAGCGTCTTGTCCAGCCAATTGCGATTGCATGGAGATTGCCCCTTGCTTTACGGACTGTAATTCAGCTTCCAAATTCGTTAAACGGACCTTGGTTTCCGTAATGTCTTTCTCCAAACGGTCCAACCGGCTATTTTGTTCCCCGCTATCATCCACTTTTTTACTCCGTTACGCTAAGCGTTTTATCGTTGCTATTCCAGATTAATTCTCGAATTGGTCTAGGTAATATAATACAGCCATGTGATGCACGTCCGGGATTATTGATACTATCGCCATGGATACGAAATGCGGACCGCCCAAATGTATTTGTTACTTGCGTTGGCTGTAATGCGATAGTAAAAGGTCCGGTTTGTGCTGAATTATAGACCCCCGTTATTTGCCAGATGCCGCATGGAATGGGTCCAATCCCTTGTGACGATTGCAACTCCGGGTTATTTTTTCCTAGGCCATATCCTGAATAGCCTTTGGAAATAAATTCACCATTGTGCAATAATTCGCCTTTGGACTGGACCCATTGCCACATTACTTGATTACTACATTAGCGCTATTGTTGGGGCATGTGGTATTGGCTGCAAGGTCATTACAGATTACATAACCCCGCGTAGTAGTGCAAGCAACCGCCGCCACAATACAACCGGCAATTGCCAAAGCGGCGATTGCTCTACCCATTTGACGGCGCTCCCTCGGAAGGGTTCTCCAGCATGGCCTTGATTATAGGGTTTAGGGCGCTCGCAAGAGCCGCCTTTCCTGCATCCGAAGCAAAGAAGTTACCAAGCGCTTCAACAATGTCACTTTCCTTGACTACAACATCGCCGTTGCCGTTATCAACAACGGTATTGCCCTGCAGCCAATCATTGATGTTATTTGCGCTTTCCTGAACGGCTGTAATAGCTTCGCCAATTCGGGCCTTATCCTGTGGGTCGATCGGAACCGCGCTAAGAATATCGTTCATTACAGTTACAAGATTAGTCAAGTCACCAACATGCTTTGCAAGAAAGCCGGTAAGTGCTGAAACAACGGATTTAGCCGACATTTATTCATTTCCTTTCATTAGATACAATCCGCCTAGAATAAACAGCAATGCAAGTGAAGCTAAAGCTAGACGGGTGAAAAACTCACTTTTACTCATCCATTGCTGTAATTTGCAAACAAAATCAAGCGAACCGCATTGGTCTCCGCTTCCGCCAAAACCTAGTAATCCGCCAGCGGCGGAAGCGCAAGCCATAACGTCTGTGCCGCCGCTTGCTGCACATGCTGCGCCGCTTGCTACTGTCCCAGTGCTAGGTCCATTGCCACTGCCTGTAATAAAACTTTCGGCTTTCTTTAAGACTGATTGAGCGTAATTCAATCCTGATTGACCAATATTTGCCCCCGGTCCCTGATAATAATGAGCAAGTTTTTCTCCCCATGTATTACCGGGCATAGAGGCTAGATAAGCCGCGCCACCATACAAATTCTGTGTTGGGTCATATTGATTTACCCCAACTTGTGCAGCGGCTGCTTTAGTTAATTGAGTAAAGCCAAATGCGCTAGTTGTGCCGGGGCTAGCGTTTGGGTTCCAACTACTTTCCTGTTGGATTAATCCAAAGAAAATGGGTTGAGGAATACCATATTGATTGGCAGCGTTAGCGGCTATTCCTGAATATTGACTGAAATAATCAGGCATGTGCTATCTTTTAGTTGTTTTAGATTTAACTCGCAGCCCGAGCCGCTTTGCAATTGTTCTAGCTTGGGTTCTGTTATTATATGAATACGACAAATAACGTCCGTTTCTGTCATAACCATATGCGATATATTTTCTAATCTTTTTCATTAGCCCGTAGGAACCCCGGTTAGCGGAATATTTCCGCCGCCAGTAGGAGACGGGTAATTGAAAATATTAGGTCCGTTGGAAGCTTGGTTAGTTACAAATGTAACAAGCGGTCCCTGATATGCAGATTGTGTAACAGCCGCTCCATTACACATGCACGGACTAATCGGACTGTATTGATAGGGTGAATAATTAGGAAGTCCCGGAATGACAACGTTGATATTGCGTGCTGGCAATGACTGACTAGGCAATTGCACATCACCAAGTGGATTTGTTGCCTGTGTCTGTGCAATCTGTTTGCGGCTCATCAAAAGAATAAGCGCAATAATGATTACTCCTGCAACGATTGCGATTTTCTTTTGATTTTCCGTCATTACGAAAGCTGTCCCGCTGGCGTGTAAGTCGCAAGATTAGGAATATTAATTGTCACATTTGTATTAGCAGGATTTCCACTATTCTGCTGAATAAGCTGTGACAATGCTGCATATTGTTCGCCGCGTTTGTGGCTAACCGTTGGAATTTGATTAGCCAATGTTGAAGTTGTAAATGCCTTCAACTGATCGGCGGACAATTGTGCCTGTAGATTGGCGCTAATTGCAGACATGGCTATTCCATAATTTGCCTGTGTCTGCATTGCTGCAATCTGAGCATTATTGTTTGCAACAGCCGTCTGATACTGCAAATCCAGCCCATGCACTTGTGCCGCGACCGTCTGTTGGGCAATTGCTTCCTGTGCAGCGGTTTGACTATTGGACACAGCCGCCGCAATAGTCGCTAGAGCAATTTGCGTTTGGTTTGTATCCGCCGATGCCGCTTCTTGTGCGTTAATTCCTGCAGTCTGCACATTTGCGCCCAACTGTGCAATTGCCAATTGAGTTTGTGCAGCAAGAACGTTGGGGTCGGTCCCTGAAACAGTCGTGCTAGACGTTGTGCTACTCGACCCGCTCCTGTTCATAAGAAACAGGACTACAAAAAATAGGACAATTGCGCCAATAATGAATTTAGGAGATTTCAGGATAGCCCATTTAATTTTCATTTTTAGCTTCCCTGATTAGAAGGCGGCTGTGCCAATGGACTTAGAGCATATTGACCGGGAATATAAACGCCAGAGCCGCGCAATGTATTGGGAACTGTTGCACCATTCAAAATCATAAATCCCGGCGCACCAACGGGAGCCATGCTTCGTTTAATGTTCCACATCGGCCCTAGATAAGAGCCGCCCGCTGGCAACGTCGTGCGCTGCAAAAGTCCTAAGTCTTTTGTTCCTACGCCGATGTTGTCATAGGTTTTCTTGAAAGAAAAGAAACCCATAACTAATAACCTATTCCTTTAGAAAGGCGTCACAAAACCATTTCCGCCAAGCCCGCCACCCATTGGAGAACCGCCAGTTACAGGCGAAACCGCAACAGCTAATGCCTGACTAAATGCGCTACCGGCAGAGCCGATAACTTGTGACGTATTCGCTTTCTTAGAAACTAGAACAGCGAGCGTAGCAACCCCAACAATTGCCACAGCAATCGTCGTGATTTTCTCCATTGTATCACCCATTAGATCTTAACTCCTAAAACGTTTATCACCGGGATTTTGTTAATCATATCTTGTGCTTGTTTAACAAAGCTATTGGCGCCTTCTAAAACTCCGCTTAAATCAGCATTACTAGTTTGAGGCGATTGAGTTGACCCTATCTGTTCCATGAATTGCTGAAAAAAGCCCTTATTGGAAAGGAACAAAACCAATATAACAAGTCCTAGAAAAGCATTGGAAAGAGGCTTTAGTGGCTTGTAATATCCTGCTGCTCCAATAACCCAAAGAGCAATTCCCCAATAGATGAAATTTCCCGGTCCAGTAAAATCGCTTTTCAATGTGCTGAATAATACATCGGCGCATTGCGTTTGGCCGTCACCGCCGCATTTTGCTCCGCGTGCCGCTGCTGTTAGAAACAAAACTCCTAATAGAACAAGCGCCAGAGGCATTAGGCAAGTCCAATCACTTGAAGATAATTACGCAAATGACCACGCATCGTGGTATAAATCACAAATGCAAGCATTAGCGAAACAATTATCTTAGTAGATTGAGACATTAGAGCGACTTGATAACCGGCAAAGTTGCGCCGTACTTTTTGCCAATGACTAGAGCAACTGCAATAATGAACAGTGTCCAGACCGAAATACCAAAGATTTTCATTTCAAATTCCTATGCTTCAAGAATTGTGCGGATAACCCGCGACCATAGAAAAACGACGCAAAGAACAAAGCCTAGAAACAAACCCCAATCTAATACATTCATATTGGGATTGTAAGGCTGGCTTGCCCATTTCTTAACATCATTCCAGAATGAATTGACCATTGCCCGCGTTCCTTCGCATGTAGAACAGCGGGCGGCACTAGATGCGCCGCCCATTGTCTTAGATATTCAGCGAAGAAGCGTAAGGAATAGCCTGCACTTGCTGGAATGCTTCCGTAAGATACGTTGCATAAGCATTCGCGTTTACAAGTGAAGCATTAAGGTTCAAGGTCATATTACCGAACGAAACCGTATCAATTGGCTTATTCCTAAAGTCAAAGTAATAGGTTCCAAGTGGCGGGTCCCCCATAAACGTCTGTCGAGCAAATAGTGCTGCAGTCAAGGGGTCAAGCTTGAATAGCTGCGTCGCATTGGCTGATACCAACGACCAGTAATTGATATCCGTACCAGCGTTTAGCTGAGTGCCATTGGAATAAATGGCAATTACGGAATTAAACTGGCGCATGTTCGGGAATGCGAACGGGAAGTCCTGATTGAGAACCATTCCGCTTGCAATCGTGTTCTTCAAATCATAGACCGTATTAAGGTCCATAATGGGAAGAATTGGCTGTCCATTGGCAACCGGGATTTGGTCCCGATAAATCTGATAAACAGTCAGAGTGACAGTGTTCGTGTAACCGCCCGCTGCGTTACCGGAATAAACCGCTGGCGTCGGGTCGGTAGCACCGACGAAAGGCGTTTTATTAATGGTCAACTGCAAATTCTGTGTTGCGTTGACGACATTGGTATATACTGCACCGCGCAAATCCGTCCCAGAATAGGCAAGTGGAACGAAATAATTCATTCGCAAAGTGCCAGTTCCATTAGCGGCAATAGTCGCGGGAGCAGAATATACGCCAAAATTACTTGCGCCAATACCAAGCGGCAACTGTGGATTGTAATTGCCGCCATAGCCAAATCCCTGCTTGGCGGAATTAAGCAGCGCAATATGAGCGCCAGTTGTCTGAACGCGATTGATATTCTGCAGATCGGTATAAGTAATATTGGACAACAGATTAGCTGCGCCAAGCGGAGTTAGATTGGCCGCTGTAGTCGCACCGTTGGTGACGCCAGCTGTACCAATTACCAGAAAGCCAAGTGTAAGCCCGACATTCTGGGGCGTGAAATTGACAACGTTCTGATTAGCAGGATTGACAGTAATAGAGCCAATCGGCTGCACCATAAGAACGCTATTTGCAAGAACAATAGAACGTGCAGCAGCGTTTTGCGCCTGCGCCTGTGCTAGAGCCGCCTGTGGATTAGAAGCCATAATTAATTATCTCCGGCTTTATTGAAAATAAGATGCGACAAGGAATTGAATGCAAAAGTTGCAATCAAAAGCATTAAGAGAATAGTCGCCCAATTCTCCCAACGGGACATTAGACCAACATTAATTAGACGCATTTTTTGCCTGCATCTTATTAATAGAATTTGCAGCAAGTCCGATAACTGCAAATCCCAATACAGCCATTAGAACAACTGTAATCCAATTTGGAACATTCCATGTTAGAATTGTTGGACCATCCATTAGCTATTCCTTATCATATTGCATAAACTTTCCGGTTAGTTTCCCGACGTTTATCGAAAATTTCTAGGATAGTCCCTCGCCCCGGCACTGGCGCTAAATGCGCGCCTTCCTGTTCGTCGGCACTATACCAATAAGAGTGGAACCTTGGCAAGTGATTAATGTCTGTCCCATCCAAATATCCGCGCACACATTTTCTATCATCTTCCGTCTGCAGTCTCATTACATAAAAATGATTTGCCTCTGAAAATATAAACTTGCTGCAAAACACAGGACGTTGAACGAGCGTAATCATTTGAACATTTTTAGACCGTCCCTGTGTCAATAGCGCCTTGAACGATTTACTTCCTTGAGGGACCATATATCCCTCATCCGTATAGACAATCGCATTTTCGTTTGCCCATACACGCCAAAAGAATTGCTCTAATGCTTCGTCAGAAAATTCAGGAATTAGCGGAACACGATACAAACCGGGCTTTCTAGGTGGCGGCACATTAACGTTGATATTTTCCATTCCAATTTCATCAATTAATGCGTCACCCTTGTAATCCAGTACATAGCATGGGCGCTGATTGAAATTGGTATGGGCCAATAACCAACATGCAGTAAATGTCTTACCGGAACCCGTCGATCCGATAATCACTGTACGCTTGTCATGTTGAGGGAGATGATAAGGCATTAAATAACTTTTATATGTCTAAGATGCTTGCCACGTCCCAATGATTTAGCATATAATTTTGCTTGTTCTTTAGTTGCAGTTTGCTTGAATTTCTTTACGTATCCTCTTGTTCCGAGAATAAAATAGCTTACTCCGTGAGTTTGTCGTTTTTTCATGGCAGCAATATCCAAGTTAAAAGAACCGCTTTCAGGATTGCCTTGTCTTTCTGCAATGCAATGAAAACGATGAACGCAGCTAATCCCAAAAGCGTTAGGGTCAAAGTATCTTCGCTCCAACGTTCAAACTGTTTTAAGAACGGTTTCTCAATCGGAACGATAAGATTTTCCACATTCATCGCCGATACTCGACGACGTAGAAAGTCTTAAATCCCTTCTTCCGCAAAATTTGCCACGGACGAAAACCGGCTTTCGCTAGTTTATTGGCAAACGCATCGGCTCGTTTTTGGCTTGTGAATTTGTGCGAAATTTTGGGCATTTAGAACATTTCCAGAACAATTAGGGTTTCATATGGTGAACAAACGCCAAAAGGTCTAATCATACCACCCGAGATTAAATGCGCTGTATGAGGCTTAAAATGGCTCCTAGAGCTATTTCTCCTTTTGTTCCCTATTTGATTGCTTTTGGTTTTCTAATCTGTTTTCGCCGCTTGATTGCCGCCCAAACCTTCTTGTTCGCTTTTCCATATCCTTTTGCTGCCTTGGTTATCCCATCCGTAGCAGTACGTTTTCCACTAGACCTAAGAAAATCGCCAAGTAAGGAACCGGCACTCATTTATTTGCTGCCAAATTTGACCGGCTTGCAATGGAGATTGCCAGCACGATTTTTTGCATATGCCGCTTGTGTAGCAACTGGAATAAGCAAGCTATCAGGCGGTGAAGGAGTAACACATGCCATTTAGAATATTCCTTCTAAATTATCGTTCAATTCAATTAACTGGCGCGCTGTCACTTGGTTTATCGAACGGCCATTCTGTGCGATATTCGGTCGTTCCAAGGGGAGCGCCATTTGCATCATAGACGCCAGCCGTTCCCTTGCGCCTTTCCTCTTTCTCTTGAGATTTGCGCGCTCTAATGGCGACATAACGCGTGCCATAAGTCGTTCCTAATATAATTGCCAAATTCATCATTGCTTGCAATTTGGGATCGGGCGTTAAGTCATACATTGCCGCAAGAGTAAGCGTGCTTTCAGCAAGAGCCTTTGCTTCTTCTTCCTCTAACTCCAACTCAGGAGTTTTCGTCATTGCAGCTATTGACGTATGAAATAGCAACAACCCTTGAGTAAAGAAAACAGCGGTTTCTTTTATATCGCTATGTATTTGCGAACGCGACTTGTTTCCACCGCTTCCGGTTTTTCTTCCTCGTTTTCTTCGGAAACTTCCATCAGCATTTCTGCTGTCGGGGCTGCTGTGGATGGTTGGGTCAAATTCGTTTCCGTTACTGTCTCTAATGGCTCCGTCGTTACCACTTCCAACACTGGCGGCGGGGTCAATGAATTGATTAACATTTCCAATCTCTCCACCGTCTCCGCTAGTGCTGCTATTTCCCTTCGGCATTCGTCATAGTCCCTATTCGATTGTTCGGCTAAAACTTCTGTCTGCTCGGTCTGTGCTTCAATTCTAGCTTCTTCAATATCAGCATGAATTTCAGCGATTTTTATTTCCTTATCCGCTTCGATTGCAGCAATTGCTACAGCGTCAGATGGGTCATTAGTTTCTTCAATTATTTCCGACTCGTCAGAGTTGGATCCTTCGATTATCACCGTTGACGGTTCCTCGATTGTCACTAATTGCTCGTCCGCCATTGTCTTTACTCTCCTGCATTTCATAAATGCCCAAATGATTTTTGATTAGGTCAATATCATGCTGCATTTTCTCTGCTGCCTGTGCGCCAGTTTTCATTAGACGCAATGCACTTTCAATCTGTTGTTTCATTTCTTCCGGCTTGATGCCTAGAAGCTTCGCAATCATCATTTCAGGGCCGGTCATTACGCTACTTTCCAAACAGCGGGCTGAATAGGAACATTGTAAAAGAACATTGGAATAATCACGCCAACTTGCGTAATTCCAATCAATTGCGGCGGGTCGGGAACCATGATTGAAAAGTAACCCTGAGCCAATGACGGACAAGTAATTTTCTGGTTGGTCGTTGACATAGTAAGAGAGACGCTATTGTTATTCAAACTATTGTCAATAAACACACCTTGCAGATATTCAATTTTTCCCTGTGAGACTAGCAACGACCCATCAATTATGACTTGACCGTTAGCAGTAAAATCCACATTGATAGGAACGCACTTAGGTCCGCCAGCGGGAACGACTACATTAGCAATTCCATATGTTTGACCGAGTTGCATAATTAATGTCCACTCCAAATTAGAACGCCACAAGGCGTCCAACAGCTTAACTGAATAGCAGGATTTAATGCCTGATAATTTTGTCCGTTTTGTGCTACAACAATAATCCCCAATTGACTGACGTTTATTCCCAATGCTGGCGGATTGCTTCCAATGACAATAACTCCCAATTGGGAGACTGCCATACTGGAAGAAACGCCACCTAGAACATTAATTGTTCCTAATTGTGAAGAACGAATATCAGTCATTATGAAACGCGATTGATTACAATATTAGCCGCATCCACGTTCGGCTGTGTCCAAGCCACATTTCCGTTAGGGTCTAATTCGACCGGGAAATAATAAAATGCCCCACTTGTTCCGGGGGCAATTGCCGCTGAATTGAGAACATGCCCCGCACTGTCAATTCCAATGCTAGCAGTTGCGACACCGGCATCCGTTTTGAAAATGCGTCCCATTACGACAACAGCGGCAATATTGGTTGATGCAAGCCCCATTGCCTGTTTTGTAAACTCGGACGTATTGCCTGCAGCTGCACCATCAATATAGGTTGTATCTACTGGCGGAACAAGATTACACGATTGCCATGCAGTTGCGCCAGTAAATGTAAAATTCTGTGGAACGCCATTCCCATTAGGAACGCAAAAGACTAAACGTCTATCGCCAATAAACGTATTATTCTGTGTCCCGGTCCCGTCCCATGCAAACCAATCGTCCATTGAAACATTGCCAGAGGAATTGCCTTGCAATCCAAATGCCGTAAATTGGTTTGGCAAATTGATATTATTTACGATACACTGCGAAACGCCATTAATTCTAACTTCCGCGTATCCTGTATTAGTGCCGCCACTGTTTTGAATAGCTACAACTTCGACAAATTGCCAAGATGAAGCAATCAACAAACCAGGGGGCGTTTTACCCACAAGCGTATGTGTTCGATCAAAAATAGCCACGGAATAATCAGAATTAAGGACAGCCGACATTTCAAATGTATTGCCGCTGCTATACCAAGCCAATCCTGAAGAAAGATACGACGTTCCGCCAATTCCACTCACAGGATTGATTGCTACTCCAATTCCAAGTTTGGTTGCTACATTTACGAGCGGTTTTACAAACCCGGTAGAGTTGTTAAATCTTATACAATAATTGCCTGTTCGTCCCGGCGTAACCAATGAGCCAACGTTTGTAGAATAACCGGAATTAGCTAACAGGCTTGCATTTCCCCCGTATTGGTCCCAAGGTTCGGCCCATACTAACGCCATTTTGTCAAGTCCTATTTTCTACTTATCCACAGAATACATGAGTTATCAACATGTCTTAACGACTATTGCATGAAACGGCTGTTTAGTCCATCATGCGAGCGAGGGGGCAGGGTAACAATCCGCTAAGAACCCTCCCTCCCTCGCTCGCTCCCTCACCCTCTGGTCGGAGCGTTGCGCTCGACGACACATAGGGGCGGGGAATGGTTAAAAAGAAAGATGCCGCAAGTAAAGCGGTTAGTCAAGCTGAATTGTCAGTTGCGTCTATACGCAAACGAACAAAGAAAATACTGAAATCCGCACAATTAGATATTAAACAATACAGAAAGCAATTAGCAACGCTAAAGAAACAAGGCGTTGTATCCAAACGTGTAAATGCAGCGCGTCATAAACCAACACGTTACATGGTCGGTAAGATAAAGAAATTCAAAGGCGTTGCATTAGGACACGAATTAGCTGTTCCATTAAATAAGCTTTCTACTCACCGCGCTAGAGAGTATGTTGAAAATGCAATGGCAAAGCGGATAGGTAAATTCATTACTGTTCCTAAAACGTCTGCAAAACAAAAAGCAGATATATTCAAAGGCCATGTGCGAATTACAACTCAGCTCAAATACGGTGAGGAAGAAGTAATTTTATTTGGCTCTCGTTTTGAAGATATGCATGACATATTGAATTGGCTGAGGGAAAACGAACAGCGAGTAAATGATTTGAAAGGCCCGCATGGACAGTTAGGTTTTCAAATTTCCGGCTTCAATTCCAGAGTTGGCTTAGCAAATGTTCGTGAATTAATTGCATATCTAGAACAATATGATGGAACAAATCCAAGTTACCGAGGAAATCTGTTCAATGGAGATAGCCACAAAATAGCACAGGAATTTGTCATAATTCGTTTTCGTCCTAATAGACGCGGCCCTATGCATCCAACAATGGAACCTTATTATGGCATAAAAAGACGGTCTAAACACGCAAATACTAGAAGGGCTCAATCAAGATATGAACACTACAAACGGGAAAATGCCAGAAAACGAAAAGCCAGCCAGCGTTTGGCCGAAGATAAAGAGGCTTATGAAAATCGCCTTGCTAAGCAACGCGAGCGGGATAGGCGTAACGCGAATGCTCGCAGAGAGAAACGTATGGCAAAAAAATTGTTAGGAGATAAATAGAATGTATGAACAATCCGCTACAGAATTTGAATGGGATTGTGACGATGAAGAATTTGAACCTATCCCATACAATCACAAACAAACGAAAAAGATAATTGCTGTTGTCGATTGTGAAACAGACCCATTTGCTCCTGATTTTTTAATCAAACCATTTGCAATTGGATTTGAAACTCCAGACCGTTATATTGACTTTTGGGGAGATGATTGTGTCAAACAATTCTTTGAATACTTACATACACTCGAAGATAGATTTATCATTTATGCACATAATGGCGGAAAATTCGATTTTTTCTTTTTCCTTGAATTCATGGCGGAGAATACATCACCACGGATTATCAATGGACGCTTGGTGCAAATATTTTTCGGTAAGCAAGAGTTTCGGGACAGTTACGCAATTGTAGATATTCCTCTAGCCAAGTTTCAAAAAGATGAAATTGACTATTCAAAATTCCACCGTGATCGTCGAGAAGCGCATAAGGCGGAAATACGTTCGTATCTGCGAACGGACTGTCAATACTTGTTCCAACTCGTCACAGAATTTCATTCCAGATTTGGAGACAAACTCACCGCGGCGAGTGCTGCATTGCAAGTTTTAAATTCGTTCCACGGATTTGAAAAAATCACAACAGACGCAATAGACGAAAAATTCAGACAGTATTACTTTGGGGGACGCGTTCAGTGTTTTGAAAGCGGAGAATTGAAGCCAACAAAAGGAAATAGGTTTCTTGTTGTTGACCGTAATTCAATGTATCCAAGTGCAATGAAAGAATGCGAACATCCAATCAGTGCAACGTATGAATTATCAATGGAATTGACCGATGCAACAGACTTCGCAACAATCACCGCTAATTCTTTTGGTGCATTGCCATTCAGAAATGACAACGGTTCTTTATCTTTTCCGCACGGAATACACAAGTTTTTTGCGACCGGACACGAAATACGTACTGGAATTGAAACAGGAACACTTGAAATTTTAGACGTTGAATGTGCATGGACATTTACAACGAAAACAACATTCGCTGAATTTGTCGATTACTATTATTCGCTTAGACAAAAAGCCAAAGCTGAAAAAGACAAGCTTGGCGATATTATGTATAAACTCATTCTCAATTCTTCTTATGGGAAATTAGCTCTCAATCCGCGCAAATTCAAAAGTTGGAAATTGACAATCAATGAAGTAGTAGAACCGTTAGCAAGCGAGGCATATCCCGATGGATGGACACAACATAGCAAAAACGGTGACTTTTATATTTGGGAGCGTCCTAGCCCTAGACGTGGCGGCTTCTATAATATTGCTACGGCAGCGAGTATTACAGGCGCCGCTAGGGCCAATTTGTTACGTAATTTGGCTTTGGCTCATCGTCCTATCTATTGCGATACTGATAGCATTATATGCGAAGGTTTCGATGGGAACCTAAATGAGACAGAGTTGGGTGGTTGGAAAATTGAAGCAACTGGCAATTATGCAGCTATTGCGGGAAAGAAACTTTATGCCATTTTCGATGGTGACAGAGTTTTGAAAAAGGCATCAAAAGGATGCACGCTTTCAGGGGAGGAAATAATCAAAATCTGTCAAGGCCAATCGGTCACATACTCCAACCCTGTTCCAACGTTCAGTTTTGCAAAACGCAATCGTAACAGCATTGAAACTGATTTTGGACCTTGGGCAACATTTGTGAAACGCAACATAAGGAAAACGCAATGAACGGCAAACACATGACACCTTGGGAATTGCGCGGTTATCTCACTTATCCTAGAACAGACGGTAAACCGCGACCGGGAACACGCGAGGAAATGAATTGGTCAATCGGATGGTCACGCGCCCAACGCGAAGATGATTTAGCCAAACAATCACAGCTAGGATTGGATTTGCAATTTGAAAGCGATTTAGGGCGCAATTCCTATGCGGCGGATTATGTCCCATTTTGAGAGAAAATAATTGTCGATTTTAATTGATTGTTAGGGATTCATGGCGTAAAACTCTTTTCATCGGAAACAAGAAAAGGGGTTTGTGAAATGCTGTATTATCCATTCCATGGCTTTATCGTGAAACCAACTAACTCAATTAATGGTAATACGATTTTTGAAATTCGGCGCATCAGTGACAATCAATCTATGGTAGAGCCTTTCTTGTCATTCAAAGACGCTAGACGTTGGTTAATCAAAAACATTGAATGGCTGCACAATCAGTAACACTTTCTTAAGGAATTTGTGCGATAAACTCCCTACCGCTAAGAGAAAGGAATTTGATATGTCGAATACCTCAAAAATGCAGCGTGAATGGTTTGAACGCTATTCGATTGCCCGCGAGCGCATTGAAAAGCGCCGCAAAGTCAATCGCGGGATTGTTGGCCGTGAATTGGATTAAAATACAACTTGCATGGTGGCGCTT